GGTCGGGCCTTCCAATGTCTTGGTGGCAGATATCAGAGTTTCTACCTACTACACACAAACTAACTAAGGATAAATAATGGCAACCACAGTAATCACAGGTCGCGATATTTCTCTATCTTTCACAGGTGGAACAGATATCGAAGCCCAAGCACTATCGGCAGTTTTAACAAAGACCAACCTTCGCGAGACATACCAGACTCTCGACGGTGAGGCTTACAAGACCAGTAACACCGAGGCTTCTTTTGCTCTTTCAATGCTCGCTGACTGGGGCAAGACTTCTTCAGTATGCGAGGCTCTATGGGCAGCGGCAGAAGCACCAGATACAACAATTTCGGTAACTCTTACAGCGGCAACAGGCGCTCAGTTCGTATTCCCAATTCTTCCTGAATTTCCAACAGCAGGTGGAGCCGGAACCGATGCCCAGACTGTAGACTTTACTTTCAAAGTAGCAAACGGAACTGTCGTAGAGACATTCTCCTAAACAGTAGAAACGGGAGCAAACATGCAACAGCAGATAACAATTAAATATGTAGACGGAACCGATACCACTTACCTGGTTCGACCACCTGATTACGCCAAGTGGGAAATGACAACTAAAAAGGTTATTTCTCAATTTGGCGGCATGTGGGACATTCTTTATGTAGCACATTCAGCGATGAAACGTGATGCAGGCGGAAAGCCAACCAAGACGCTGGACGTCTGGATGGAATCCGTATCGGATGTTGAAGTAGGTGAAGGAGACCCAAAAGTCATCCAAGAGGAAGCGTAAGCCGACTCTTAGTTGAACTGGCACTAGCCACACAAATCCCTATGGGACACTGGCAAAGCGCCGAGGATATTCTTACGGCAGTTGAAATACTAGAGGAGCGTAATCGTGGCAGATGAAGTAATCGCCTTCGATAAGACGGAACTTCGCCAGGTATTTAAGGCTCTAAAGAATATGGGTGAGGAAGCCAACGAGGAAGCCAAACGCCAATCAGGCGCACTTGCCGAGTTTGCCAGAGACGAAGTTATACAAACAGCCGGAAGCCTACAGAGCAGTAAAGTCGCGGGACGTATTGCTCAAGGGTCAAAGGTTAAGAAATCAAGCCGTATAGGCGAGATTACTTACGGGTTCGCTTCCCAAAAGTTCTCAGGTGGTGCAACTACTCGAGACATTTGGGGCGGCTCGGAGTTCGGTTCTAATAAGTATAAGCAGTTTCCCGTATGGTCAGGCCGTCAAGGCCGAGGCTCTAAGGGTTGGTTTATCTATCCGACACTGCGAAAGATTCAACCGCAGATAGTCGCTAGATGGACTGAGTCATTCGATAAGATTTTGAAGGAGTGGACATAATGGCTACAGGTACTAGAGCGTTAACGCTCAAACTCCTTGCCGACGTCGATAACTTTACAAAAAACTTAGACAAGGCGGACAAAGATGTCTCATCTTTTGGCGACAAAGTTTCGGACTTTGGGAAAAAGGCTGGCCTGGCTTTTGCAGCCGCCGGTGCAGCCGCCGTTGCGTATGCCGGAAAACTTGCAATCGATGGAGTTAAGTCTGCAATCGCAGACGCCGCAGCCCAAGAAAAACTAGCGCTTACTCTTAAGAATGTTACTGGCGCTACAGATGCCCAGATAGCAGCCACTGAAGATTACATTACTAAAACATCTTTAGCCTTTGGCGTTACCGATGACGATTTAAGGCCATCGCTAGAGAGGTTATCCCGGGCAACTGGAGACCTCGAGAAGGCTCAGAAGTTACAGACAGTTGCAATAGATGTCGCGGCAGGTAGTGGTAAATCACTTGAGGCAGTTACAAATGCCATGGCAAAGGCCGCCGAGGGCAATACTGCTTCCCTGGCTAAACTAGGTATTGGGCTAACGTCTGCTCAACTTAAGACAATGAGCATGGATGACATAACTGCAAAACTAGCAGACACCTTTGCTAACCAGGCCGCAACCAAGGCAGACACATTCCAGGGCAAGTTGAACAGACTTCAAATAGCCTTCGATGAAGGCAAGGAAACAGTCGGGGCATATATTCTCGACGCCATTACTCCAATGGTTAATATTATCGTAAAGAATGTTATTCCTGCAATTCAAGACTTCACTGCAAACTTAGGTGAGAAACTAGCCCCAGTAATGAAACTTCTCCAGCCAATTATCAATGGTTTAAGGTCAGCGTTTAATTCAGTCAAAGATTCTCTTGCTTCTAACAATGATGAACTTAGACCTTTCTTTAATCTACTAAAAAATATTACAGACTTTGTAGTTACTTATGTTGCTCCAGCCATAGGCGAAACTTTAGGCTTTGCATTTAAGGCTCTTGGAAAAACTATCTCATTTATTATTGACCAGTTCGCTAATTTTGTGGAACTTATTACAAAGATTTATAACACCATTACTGGAATTATTGACGCAATCCGAGGAGCGGGCTCAGCAGTAGGAAACTTCTTCTCAAACGCTTCTTTTAGCGGCGCAGCATCTCCAGCCGCTCCAATGGCCCCAATTGCGCCTGCCGCGCCTTCAGTCCCGCGCTATCAGTATGTAAGCGCAGGAAGCACAAACATTACTGTTAACGGCGCAATCGATAGCGAATCAACGGCTCGCCAGATAGTAGGACTTCTTAACGATTCTTCAGCCCGGGGAACTCTCGGCAGTTCAGGGCTAGTCTTTGCATGACAGCCTGGACACCTACCTATAAGGTTTTAGTTGATAGCCAAGAAGTCACCGACGTAACTATTGCCAATTTGACTATTACTTCAGGGCGAACTGATATTTACGTTCAACCCCTGGCAGGGTATTGCCAACTTCAGTTAATTAACTTTGATAATTCAAGTTATGATTTCACCGTTGGAACTTCACTCACAATTGAGGTAACAGACTCATCGGCTGCATATGTGCCTATCTTTGGCGGCAACATCTCAGATTTTACTATTTCAGTTAATCGGGCTGGCAGCATTGGGTACACCACTACGGCGACAATTACTGCACTTGGGTCTTTGGCTAAACTTCCTAAGGTTATTGATAATGCCTCTTTATCCATCGATGAAGATGGAGACCAGATTTATACGTTACTTTCAGGATTTCTTCTTGGCTCCTGGAATGATGTTCCAGCCGCTCAGACATGGGCTGCTTACAATCCGACAGAAACCTGGGCCAATGCAGTCAACCTTGGACTTGGTGAAATAGACCAACCAGGTAATTTTCAAATGATAGCGCGTTCTTCCTCACCTATTGACCTTTATTCAATCTGCGCTGATATTGCAAATTCGGCATTTGGCTATCTCTATGAAGATGCTAACGGAAATATAGGATATGCAGACTCAACCCATAGACAGGATTATCTAGCGGCTAATGGATACACCACGCTAGATGCTAACCATGCTAATGGAGTGGGACTCGCTGCAACTACTCGAGCCGGAGATTTAAGAAACTATTATCAATTAACTTATGGCACTAGCGGCAGTGGCAGTTATACGGCAGAAGACATAATTAGCCAAGGGATTTACGGCGTTTACGGAGAATCTTTTACTTCAAGGATAAAGAACGCCGCAGACGCCGAAAGCCTCGCAGATAGATATATTGCTCTTAGAGCCAATCCTTATCCAAAATTCCAGGCAATTACTTTTACTTTAGGAAACCCAGAAATAGATGACGCCGATAGAGATTCTTTGATTAATATCTTCATGGGTCAACCTGTCTGGATTCAAAATCTACCTGGTAATATTACCGACGGCTCTTTTCAGGGCTACGTCGAGGGATGGACATTTAGGGCAAGCCTTAATAATTTGAGCGTGACATTTAATGCAACACCTATAAACTTCTCCCAAGTTGCGGTAAAATGGGAGCAGGTAAACCCGGCAGAAGCCTGGAATACATTAAGTCCAACCCTTACATGGATTAACGCGATAGGAGTCGTAGCCTAATGGCAACAACAACAACCAACTTTGGCTGGGATATTCCTCAGTCAACCGACCTGGTAAAGGATGGCGCAACCGCTATCGCGGCACTAGGCCAAGATATTGACACAGCCTTAGTTGACCTTAAGGGTGGAACTACAGGCCAAGTTTTAGCCAAGGCATCTGCAACAGACCTAGATTACTCATGGGTAACAACAGACGATGCTAACGCTATCCAGAACGCAATAGTAGATGCTAAGGGCGATATTATTGCTGCAACGGCGGCAGACACTCCTGCTCGTCTAGCAGTAGGTACAAATGGCCAAGTTTTAGTGGCAGATTCAACTGCGGCAACTGGCCTTAAGTGGGCTAATGGTTCTACTCCTGCTTTTGTTGGTTGTTTTTTAAGCAAATCAGCAACACAAGCAATAACCACGGCTACCGCTACGGCTTTGACATTTGATACCGAATCCTTTGATACCGATGGATTTCATTCAACAGTAACCAATACTTCAAGAATTACAATCCCATCTGGAAAAGACGGAAAATACCTTGTCACGCCACAAGTAAGGTCTGAGGCAAACTCAACCGGTAGAAGAATTTTGGCGCTTTATAAAAATGGTTCTATTGTATTGTTAAATCAATTTGAACAAGTGCCGTCTGCAACTGGCGCGGTAACCATAGGAAACTCATTTATTATAAGCCTTGTCGCGACAGACTATATCGAACTTTATTATACACAAACTTCAGGCGGAAATTTGAACGCTAATACTGAAGGAACATATTTCGGCGTTGAATACCTAGGAGCATAAATGACACTATATGAAACAATAATCGAGGCATACCCAGAATTAACTGTTGCCGATTTTGAGCCTGAAGGTTGCATAAAATTGCAGGACGATTCAGATAACGCCGGTGCGTATATTCAGAAATGGGAATACTCAAAGCCAATTCCAAAAGGCTTAAAACTCGGTAAATGAAACCAGTTTTATGCAAAGCCGGACAGCAGTTAAGAGAGCAGTTCGATGATAGTTTTCCAGACCGAGATAGAACCTCGGATGGCTGGGTCGCAGATGCAAGGCACGTTGCTGCTGGTAAATCTGACCATATTCCAAGCGCTGATAGCGCGAC